ACCAGTGTTGAGTCGGTATATCAGGAAATATTGAGTGTTTTGCAGGATGCCAATATCACGGCAGACGCTACTTGTACAAACCAGTTGTTAGCAGCTATCCGTATTATTGCGCGTCAGTATGCGTCAGAAGGAACGGCCGGCGCTGTAGTAGGTTCTACAGACAGCGGTAAAGTATATGTAGGCGCAGACGGTACAATGTGCCCTAACGGAATGGGTATTCCATCGCAGTTGAATACAACTAACAAATCATTAGTTGCCGCAGTAAACGAAGTTTATTCAACTTTGACAAGTTGTATTGCCTCTTATGATTCACAGTTTACGGGCAAAGCACCTACAAACCATGCAGCTTCTAATACAGATTACGGTGTAGGTGACGCTTCAAACTACGGTCACGTAAAATTAAGTAGTGCATGTACAGGAACATGCGGCGTATCAGATGGTGTTGCAGCTACACCTGCAGCCGTAAAGGCAGCATATGATTTAGCTTGTTGCGCATGCGACATTGCACAGACAGGTACAACTATTGATGTTTATTGTAAGACAACATGTAAGTGTTCTATTAATGGTAATACGGCTCTTTGTTTAGGTTCCCTCGCTTTCTGTAGTTCAACCCTCGGAGCAGCCGCCTCATGTGCTGTAAAGACATTAACAGCTAAAGGCCATTCAGATTATAACTCATCATGTGCAGCATGTCAGAATCTGTTAGTTACAGCAGGCTTTATGTCTTATTGGAACGGTGCATATAACAGTTCCAATGCAAGTAATTTGACTTATTTCTGCGGAGGTACATTCGGCAGCGCGGCAGCATGTGCAGCTACAGCCTTTGCTCCTAAGTCACATGCTTCATCAACTACAGACTATGGAGTTGGTACTACAGCAAACTACGGACACCTTAAAGTTTGCGATACTTATACCTCATCGTCAAGTGCTGCTGCGGCGAACGGTGTAGCAGCATCTCAATGCGCAGCTTATCAGGCATATCAGCAGGGCCGCTGCTTAGGTAACGTACTTAACTATTCGGCATTCCAGTGTGCCGCAACCGCAGAAGCTGCTGCAGCCTCATGCACTGTAACATTAGGTCTTGCACGTTCCTTCAGATGGTGTGCATGCCCAACTAACGTATGTTCTTATGACAGACGTACATATACTAAGATGGGTACATGCCAGAACCAGAACTCATGTTCAGGATTCACATACATCGACACATGCGTTTGGCAGTGCTGCTACAGCGGCACAGCAGGCGTAACGACATGTACCAACAGGCGTTTCTGCTTCCATTCTAACGGATATTTCTATTCACCGGCAGGATTGGTAGGAACAACCGTATGTGCAACAAATATCACCCACAGGGATACAGGTGCTTCAAAAGTCAGCAATATCGTCTTTAGTACAAGCTGTACTAACGCATCATGCACAGCTACAAACTATGCATCGTGCATCTGTGGTGCAAACGGATATTATTACGGTAATATTTGCGGCAACCTTTGTGGTAATGCATGTAAGGCATGGGGATGTACTTTTGCAGAGGCTTGTACAGCAATTCGAAGCGGAATGGGTACAGGTACTGTTACGATTAGTAATAAGGCCGCAGCTAACTCAGATACCCCAATAGCCCTTTGTACAGGCGCAACAGCAGTCGGTAGGTCAACAAGCTGCGCCCTAACGTTTAATACATGTCTAGGTGTACTGTGCGTTCCTAATGTAACTGCCTCAGGCGAAGTATCAGCAGCATTGCTCGGCTCTACTAGCAATATAGTAGCAGCCGCAAACGTCATAGCCGGAGGTGGAGTAACAGGTACTTTCGTCTCAGGCAGCGATATGGTTGTGGGCGGATGTGTCATCATAGGCTGCTCTTACTGCTTTGCAGAAACCTCAGGCTATACCGGAGCTGTAATAGCATCTAGAGTAGGCGATACAATTCATGTATGCTTAAATAAGTGTGCCTCACAAAGATGTATTTACAAGGCAATCTGCTGTGCGTGGGGCGGCACCTTCGGGGCAAGCAGCCTCATAGGCTCCGGAAGAATATGTGGAACATGCGGAAATTACTACTGCTGGACCGATCTTATGGGTTATAACGTACAGGCTTGCTACTGTTCCGGCTGTTTTGTAATAAAGGCAGGCTGTGTATGTGCCTATATCTGCGGTAGTTGCTCAAGCACTATCTTCAGTAATAGAGGAGAGTTTGCCTGCAACTCCCGTTTTATAATTATTCCATCGACTTAATCAATACTTAAGGAGTCCTAAATGAATAGTCAGAAGTTATTAAAGCTTTCAACAAATAACGATAAGTACATTAAAGAAGTATACGAACTCATTCGTGGTAGCGCTCAGGAACACACTATCTTGGGCGACTCCACACCAGTGTACCAATTGTCGTCTGCTTCTGTAGATGAACTCATTGGACTTCAGTACGAGCATGTTAAAGCTCGTCATATCAATGCTGGTCAGGCCTTCACTGACCCTGATTCAGCGAAGAAAGAAATGTTTTTGAAATTAGCAGGAGATGCATTAATCAATACCAAGACAGGTGTTGGTATGCTAAATGACCCTTCCGTTTATACACAGTCTACTATCCCCGTTATGTTAGGCCCGTACGAGGGTAGCGCAGTGTATTCTAACGGAGGGTTGCCTGCTACTATTATAGATAAGAAGTCACGTGCAATGGTCCTTAAAGGAGCTACCTTCCGCTCTCTTAATAAAGATTTTTGGAAAACGGATAAATTAGATAAGCTCGAGGATGCGGCCGCTGCAACAGGTTTCAATGACAAGGTTGGTGATGCTTCTGCAGACAGCCTTATCTACGGAGGCGCAATCCTGTATCCAGTATTCAAGAAGGATACTCCATCATCATATCTGAGACCTCTTGAGTCAATGCGTCTTGAGAAAGGTTGTATTGATAGATGGGTTGAAGTAGACCGTTGGAACACAGTAATCGTGCCATCGTACATTGTTACTGCGGCAGATTACCTAAAACCGAAGTCTTTGTACATTCCACAGTCAGCTTTGGATATCAGTACATCACGTATCGCCTTGGTTAAACCAAAACAGGTACCTTATTGGGTATCCCTTTACAACATTGGTTGGTGTCCTTCAGACATGACAGGTTGGTTACGTTCATACTATGGTTATGAAATCACATGCCAGTCTATTCCGGTCATGGCACAGCAGATGAGTTTGTTGTTGTACCGTATGCCATTGGATGCTTTGAACGCAACAATTGGTAAAGATAAAGTAAAACAACTCATGCAGATTAACGAAGAGAAGATGGCTGAATGGAATACCCTTTCGCCAAAAGCAGTTAACATGGTCGGTGAAGTTGAAGTAGTTGACCGTACATATAGCGGTTTCGACCAGTTCATTGGCGCAATGAAGTCAAACCTAGCCTCACAGACTGAACTCCCTGAACCTGTATTGTGGCATACACCGAACAAAGGTTTCAGTGACAATACTACAGAGTCGTTGCTTAAACAGTCTGAGACACTTCAGTTGCGTCAGAAGTTCCTTGAACGCAGCATGAAGCCTTGTACTTATGCTCTTATTGCACATGTATTCGGTACAGATAGCGAAGAATGGACACATCGTGACGAACTCATGATGACATTCAACAAACCTGTTATTAGTACTGAGAAAGACTTAGCTGAAGTAGGTGCACGTTTCGCTGCATCCGTTTCATCATTTGTTCAGGCCGGTGTATCACCAGACGTAGCAATCCAGTTGTCAGCGCAGTTCTTCCCAACTGTTAAGATTACTCAGGAAATGCTTGCACAGGCTAAGAAGTCTTATGAAGAAGTAATGGCGCGTCAGGCTTCTACACAGGTAAATGCTAATCCAAACGGAGGAAACAGTTCCTTGGGACAGAAGCAGGGCAATACCAAAGGTAAAGCAATTACAACAGGCAGTTTTACAAAAGCATAAAGGAGATGAGCATAATTTATGAGCAATACTACAGAACGGGAGGAGCGTATGGATGACAGACACATCAACTACGGTTTCTTCTTTACTTGTGCTATTACAATTTTGGGTTGGGGCGTCACATTCGGTGTATGTCAGAACAAGATTGAAAACAATGCCAAAGAGATAGCACGGTTAGAGAGGCAGAGGGACCAGGACAAAGGTGAAATGCGAACTATATCTGACCAGCTAACTAAGTTGAATACCAAAATGGACCTGTTATTGGATGGACGACTACTAGTTGTTAAGGAGCATCAGTAACGTCCAATTAAAATCGGTTGCCTGTTACGTAGACATCCGCTATAATTATTACAAATAGGAGTGTATATGAGCGCACAGATTCCTGAAACAATGTTATTGAGTGACCTGTTGAAACCAACAGGCTATGATTGCCCTGAAGACTTGCTTGGCAAGACATTCGCCGAAGCTACAGCAGGTGGCGATGTTCAGACAAACAAGGCAGCTACAATTGATGTATCTGCATACACAGAACCTGTCGTAATCGAACCGGGTACTGATTACGAATCAATGAAGAAGGCTACAGTTACTTTAAGTAATATTCCACAGGCAGGAGCTACAGCATATGCATGGGCAAACAGCGACAAGTATGTATATCTCAATGTTGCAACAGCTCCGGATGCAATCACAAACATCAAATGCATCGCAATTGGTTCACCTGACAACTCATTTGAAGTAATTGCTCTCAGTGAAGGCACTGTAGGTGAATATGCTAAAGTAAGTGATACAGAATTCACTGTAGGTGAAGGTACATATACACGCGACAGTACAAAAGACGCAGTACTGTGGGGATAACAGATGCAGTTACAACTGACAGCAGGAGACATGGCAATTAAAGACCTCACACCGAAGTCGACAAATATTGGCGACCGCATCGTTAAAAACATGCGCATCTGTGGTTCAGGTATTTATACATATGCACGCCGCGAATCTCACCTTCTGCATCTTGACCCCGTTCCTCCTGAATATGCAAATCTTGAATACATCAACGTATACAGACCGCCTGAGGTACTCGAGAAGTATAAAGACTACTTCGCAAGAGTACCTATCATTACAGGTCATCACGTTAAAGTAGACCGTAACAACGCCCACGATTTGGTTGTTGGTATGGTAGGCGATAGCGTAGAGTCTGAAGTTGACAAAGATGATGGTGAAACATACCTGTACACAACAGGAACAATCGTAGCCGGAGACGGTGTTGAAGCATATGAACAGTATGGTCAGCTCAGTGTTGGTTACGACCCAATCATGAAGTGGAAGAAAGGTATACATAATGGTGTTGAATATCAGGCAGAGCTTGTTGGCTTTAATGATGTTAACCACCTTTTAATTTGTAAGGTCGCGAGAGGCGGACCACAGTGTATGGTTATGGACTCTCTTGACGAACTATCTCCGTTGGAGCAGTTCATACATCAGCATTCTGATTATATTAAGAATGGAGGCAAACCTATGGGAATCTTTAATAAGATTTTCGGTTCTGTCAACAAGCAGATTGCAGGAGACGCTCAGATTGTACCTGTGCTTCTTGACTCAATCGCGCTCGGTGCAGAACCAAAGGCTCAGGTTGACAAAATCCGTGCTATTGTAGGTGATTCCGACCCTGAATTCAATGGGTTCTTGGATGAACTTGCAACTGCAGGTGATGCACTACCTGAAGTAAAAGCCAAAGCTGTTGCTATTGTAACTAAGTATTACAACGAGCACATTGTTGGCGATGAAAAGACCGTTACCGTTGAAAAGAAAGACAAAGACGGTGAGGAACAGAAGAAGGTCGAAGTCAAGAAAGACGGCAAAGAGACTAAAGACATCAAAGTCGAAAAGAAAGACGGAGAGAAGAAAGTCGAAGTTAAAGAAGCCGGCGACGAAGACAAAGACGACAAATCAGCAGGCGACGGGTGTCATGGTGACTCTATTGACCTTGACGTACTTGCTGACAAAGTGGCTGCTCGTATGTTGGCTGTTCAGACTAAAGTAGAGCCTAAACAGGACACAGCAGGTGATGAAGTTAACACTGAGAGAATGCAGGAGCTTTCTATGATTATCGCAGGCGATACATCGTCAACAGAGAAAGTAGACAGTGAATCACTCTTCAAGGATATTTGGGGGTAAGGCATGGCACTTTACGGTAACATGGGTCCATTCGGACTCACAGCTTTTAAGGGACAGGCTCAGATCACAGGCGTTCCAATGTTTGTGGACAAGCTTCCTCTTACACAGGGC